AGCAACTACAGCTTCTTGTGGAATCATATCTATAGCTTTTTTATATTCTTGGCTTGCAAAATTTCTAGCAGAACCAGAATTTATTAATCCAGTAGATAACATTAGTCCAAGCTTTGTTGCAGTCTGTCCTTTTTCTCCAACACCCATTTCTTTTACAGCCTCTTTACCAAGTGTTCCTATAACACTCATTCCAATAGACTTTGATAATGGTATTTTTCCACCTATTGGAAACATTAAACTTGCAACATCTTCTACTATTTCATCAGCAATTTCCTCTCCATAACTCTGAGGCTCTAATTTATCTCCTGTTAATGCTTGTGATAGCTTCCTAAGATCTTGCGTAGTTGGAAGCTTTCCTGGTTTTATTTCCATTCCAGCTATCTCTATCCGTTTTTCAAAAGGATCTTCTTGCATTGCTGTTTTAGCTATATTTTCTCCAAAGGCCCAACCTATTAACCTGTTAACACCAGTTTCTACTAAAGATTGTATATTTCCAGGAATTCCAACTACAGCCTCTCCAGCTCTCGACAATGATCTTACCAAGTGTCTTCCTGCCTCTTTACCTGCTTTATGATAAGGGCTCATTTCTTCTTCTTCAGCAACTTTAAATTCTCGTTGTTTATCTGTTTCAACTTGGTCTTCTGGTATAAAGGTAAAATCATACTCAGTATTCATAAGCGTTTTGCCCCTGCTCTTAATGCCTTATCTAATTGATTTTGTGGCACATATCCTCGTTTTCCATTAATTTCAACAAGAACTCTTTCTTCGTCTGCTAATTCTTGATTTAAAACTATTGAGTTGTAATCATCTATTAATCTTTTTTCATCATTTTCTCTTAATTTTTCAGCTATTAAATCAGCTTGTGCTGCATCTATATTTCCAATACCATAATGCTGGTATACCTTTTTTAAACTATCATGATAAAGTTCGTTTAATTTATTAATTGTCTGCATTTGTTTAATTATTAATTCTCGGCCTTCTTCCGTGTTTGCTAATGTTGGTAATCTCTGCATAAATCTTTGTAATTCAAAATTAGTAACTCTCGCTCCAAACGTATCTTTTGCTTTTACTGTAAAGTCATTAACTGTTTTTACAAAAAGTTGTGTTTCTTTATTTGCTAACGCTGGAACCCTTAATTCTCCAGTTTTCCAATTTACGTTTATTCTCTGCGCTCCTTTTGGAAGTTTTCCTGTCTTATTTAAATTTTCTAGTTGTTTGAGGGATCTTCCTTCATCTTGAGCACCTTTTAACTTCTCTTTAGCTTGATCATAAGAAGGACGATTTTCTTTTCTTAAAGTACTTTTTGCTTGAACTATCTCTTTAGGAGTCATTCCTTCAAACTGTTTTGGAGCTTCTGGAAAATTATACTGTCTCATATCGCTTTTAGAAATTTCGGAAAAAGGTTTTTGTTCTTCTGTCGTTGGTATTGGCGATTCAAAATCAGATTTAGACAAACCACCTAGTTGCCCTCTTTGTATTTTATCAAAAAGAATATCGGCAAATTTTGTCTTTCCACCTACAGTTAGTTTGCTATAAAGATCAGCCATGTTATCAGCCTCTTCCTGCTGCATTCCGAATCTTTTAAGTAATCCAGACAATTCTCTTGGATCTTCTGGGAGCAAGCCTTTTTGTTGCATACCCTCTGCTTGCATAACAGTTCTTCCAATATCTTCACCAAATAAAGTAGAAGTAAGAGACGCTTTCTGAGCCAAAGGCATATTTTCATACTCAGGAGAAGACATAAATCTTTTAATAGCTTCAGCTTTTTGTTGTTGTTTTCTTTTATCTACCAAGCCTCTTAATTCTGTTCCAGCATATGCCCCAAGAGCTCTTCCAAGGATACTTCCTAATCCATCTTCTTTCGGTAGTATATTCATATTAAAAAAGACCTCCAGCAAAACCACTAGCTGCACCGCTCAACAATCCACCGAGCATTCCTTGTGAACCAGGTCTATAATATTGAGTATATGGACTTAATCCCAATCCACTAGCCATACCAGCATAAGGAGCTTGAGCATATCCTAATGCCTGCCCAAGCGCACTTTGCATAAGACCTGCTCTTTGAGCTCCTAATTGAGTAGATAATCCCTTTGCTGCCTGTGCTAATGCTTGATTTAAACCACTAGAGCTTCCAGCTCCCATCCCAGCAAATCTTTCTGCAATACCCGGTGCTATTTCTTGTTCAAACTGGTCTAATAAAGGTTGTTCAAATGCTGAAAAATCACCACTAAATAAATTCTTTAAATAGTCTCCGCCAAGACCATAAAGCTCATCTTCAGTAATTCCGCCTTGTAAAAGCTTATTCCAAGCTTCTTCTGCTTCAGGAGAGAGGGCCTTCTTCTTCATCTTTCCTTTTTTACCAAATAAAAAATCTGTAAATCCCATAATTTCCCCTACGTTTTTATATATTCCACTACTGCAATACCGCTTGTTATAGGAGGCGCGGCTGCACCATTAATAATAACAATATTTGCAGCAGTAACATTCATTTCTATCTGCTGATTTGTAGCTGCAACAGACACATATGGTATTGGCCTATTATCAGGAACATTCGTAATGCAAGTTCCATAAATCCTCGTATAAAGCGCTATCCCTACTAAGCCATGCGCTATATTTAAAGTGGCCCCTGCTGCTATTGCGCCAAATTCAAAACACCTTCTATATGTATATCTTTTTGTTTGATTATTACCTGTTGTAAACCACTGTTGTCCTGTTAAAAGCTCCCTATCCTCATATTGAGCATTTTCTTTTAAATTAACAACCCCTGCTATTTGTCTATGACGTTCTGCAAAAAGGCTATTTACTTCGTTTTGTTCTTTAGGTAATTGTATTTCTATAGGAAGTGAATTAATCCATGTATTAACTGGTCCATACGTCATAACAACTTGCCTCTAGTTCTATTAGACGGTTTTGTCCAAATAACCATTCCTTGCAATTCAAAACCAGCCCTTCCCTTTAAATCGTCTACTAATTGAGAATTAGAAAGCGTTAGTCTAATCTGATGAAATCTACCGTCTATACCAGAATAAACTCTAAAATAATTAGACTCTTCTCCTGGATTAGAAACCGTTATAGTTCTTGTTGTTACAGGAATAGTGTCGTTATTATCTACATAATGCTCAAATGTAATTTCAGCATTATTTACGACTTCTCCGTTAGCAGTGTATGCAGTATATGTAGTGGTGTCTTCGTTAATATCAAAGTTTGTATTGTTAATAACAGTTACTGTAAACTTTCTATTATTAAGTTCTATCATTCCATTTATATCTCTTAATAAAATCTCCGTTCCAGTTGCTAACCCGTGATTCGCAGCAGTTGTTATTCTTCCGGGATTATTTTGAGTTATATTTGTAATTTGAATAACATTTTGCGTAGTAGATGTAACATATATATCTACATATTCTAAACGGCAGTCTCTTCCTGCGCTTATATAGGGATTGAATCGTTTTGTTTGTACATCAAAATTAAAGTTCGTTCCAGCATCAGATCCATCAGATACGTCTTCAAAAACTCTATATACATATCCGTTAAGATGTCCGCCAGTTACAATTGGAGCGTTATCTTGAAGAAATGGATTTACCCAATAATTTTCAGTTTGATTCTCCCACTCATCTCGTTCTGCAGTTGCAAACATCGCCCATGTTCTATCATCAAATTCTTTATATTGACCAAAAACACGAAAAGACATGTTAAATATCGACCAGCTACCATCTTCTAAACTATAAGAAATAATTCTATTTGGAGTTTCAGCGTTTGTATCGGCAGAAGGAACTGACCAATACAACATATCTCTATAATAATCTCTTGTCGCCGACACAATGTTTAAATTTTCTGTTGCGTCTCCAGTTTCTATTTCAAAAGATCTATCAGGAATCTTTCTATCGATTCTTCTAGTATTATTAGAGTCAGATCCAACTATTCCTCTTCTTGAAACAGTATATGCAACATCATCGTATGTTACAGTTCCAAAAGTAGCTTCAGATCCATAATTTGTATTTATTCTCTCCCATATAAATGGCAGTATTTGATTTCCAGTATATCTAAGTCTCCAGGTACTAAATTGAAAGAAGACCACCAATGTGTCATTAACTATTGCAGCAGAAATTATCCTCTCTGAGGTGTCAGCATCGATGTATCCACCTCTTCCAGGTAAATCGTCTCTCCAAGCGTTTGCTGTTGCTGTTCCAACCCATCTTCCTGGTTCTACAACTGCTGGATCTGCTCCAGTTGCAGGAACATACGGAGTACCAATTTGTGACCACCTAGCTCTTTGATGATAGTTTACGCCTGCCTCTGTTGTGTCGAGAATAACTAATCTTCCATAATAAGGGATTATTATCCTTGCTCTTGTAACGAGATCTGGAACGGCATTTATGGTAAATCTTTGATTATTCCACCCCTGCACTAAGTTTCCATTATAAAATCTTATTGGATCAACGTTATTTGTTACCCATAAAGAATCAGCATAGTTTACTCCCCAAAAATATCCATTCAAAGTTCCTGCCCACGATAGGGCAGCTCCAGTAGTTTGAAAAAAACTTGTGTCATTAAATAATTGAGTGGCTGTACTAAAGATAGAAGCTTTATATCTAGTAAATGCTATTAACTGTTCATCCTCTGAGCCAAGAACAAGAAAATTTGCAAGACCATTAACAGGAAGATGGACAGTCCCTCCAAGCGCGTAAGCAGTAAAGGTTGTAGAATTAAAGTTAGTCCCATCAAGATTATGGAGATCGAAGGTATTTCCGACAATATTAGCAATAACAACTGTTTGTTCATTTATTTCCACCATTCCCGTTACATTTCTTATAGTAATTATATCGCCATTTTGTAAGTTTCCAATTGCAGCAACTGTAACATTTGCAGGATTAGCTTGGGTTATATTTGTAATTGCAGCTTCAGAAGGAACATACGCCAATTCATTATATCCCTCTCTCTTTCTAATTTTTCCACGATATGGATAAGCATCCTCTAAAACAGCAAACGCGGCATCTCCAATCAGCCACGGCCTAAAGTATTCCTGTAATCCAGTGTCTCCAGAATAAGGAGCTATAAGTCGTGCTTCATATGACATTAAGCAGGTCCTATTGCTATCCAATATAAAAACGCGCTGCCGCCCGAAGAAGACAGATATTGAAATGCATTTGCTGTTGGAGCTGGAGCATCATCAACAGTTACAGACTGATTACCACTATCTCTTTCTAAAGATACTTGAATTGAATAAGGAGCGGCCGAAAAAGCCGTTGGAAAATTTACAGTACCTGAATTTCCAGGAGTTGTTTTTTTCCCCCATTGAATCAAAATATTTCCTTGAATAAATGTGTAACCATTAGTTGCTCTAAGAGGGTCAATTCCCGTCATCTTTATTTCTGTTCCATTACTTTCTTGTCTGTAATAAAGAGCGGGTCTTGTTCCATCATCTTTTGTATACAAAGCACCCTCATCGGCAGCTGTCGCAATAGCGGCCGCTTCTGGTAAAACTACACTTTTATGTTTTCCTCTATTAGCAACTGTCGCATTATTAAACTCGTAATGATCTACGGCAATTATTGTGTTTATTTGAGAGAAGTTTGTTTGAATATCACCCTGAGAAACACTTAAAAGATCATTGGCCGCTGGTATATTGGAATCAAACGTCATTTTTTCCTCGCTATTTTACGTAATGTTTTTGCCAACGTTGCTCTTTTTCCTGTAACACCCTTCTTTTTAGCAGCTGTAGCTAATTTTTTTGCAGGAATAGGCTTTCCCTTTTTTGCTCCAAGAGTTTTTCTCAAAGACCCTTTCTTAGAAATAGCCTTTTGAATCCATTTTTCATCCATAATTTAATCTCCCTAATAGAATGGATAAATTGTCCAGCTTCCTCTGCCACAATCTGATCCATCACTATAATTTGTTTGTACTCTTTGATTAGACAACTGTTTTAATGCTCTTCTTTGGGCTAAGTTCTTTTGTTCCATAAAAATTCGATACAGATTTCCGTATTCGTCCCAGTCACCTTTTTCTATAAATATTTTTAATGCAGCTCCATATGCAATAAGATTGCACCATTCTACAAATTCAGGAGATGCACCTGCTGCTGCCATTTGAGTTGGTCTTCTTAGTGTCAAAACGCGAACTTCATAAGAAATATCAGGAACAGGCCTTAATTCAAAAGTTTGATCAAAAAATAAAATATCTCTCGGTCTCGATGCAACATATGGGTAATATTGTCCATAAATAGATTCCCCCGCAGTTACACCAATTGCAAAATTTACAGTCACTACACCGGTAATATAGTTTACCGTTCCATTACCACCACCAGATCCAGTTAAAACTCCGGCTCCATTATCTGTAAAATATTCAGTGTCATCTGAAATTAAAACTGTATTTTGGAGAACTGGAAGATTGGTCAAAGTAAATGTGTATGCTATTCCTCCATCTCCAGTCGCAACAGTTTCTTTAAACCTGGTATCTGGCCAAATAGAAAAAAAACTTTCAGGAGATTGATGCCAACCAACCTCATAACCAGCAACAAACGCAGGAGGCTTAACAACAATATACTGCTCGTTTAAAGCATAAGAAGAAACGTTAGGAGAAGTATAAAATCTATAGTATTCTTCTAAATTTGTTGTTTTCAACCGTTCGGGAAAATCGTACAGATAAAAATCATCTATATAATCATCTAACCTTGCATCTGTTATCTGATTAACATCTTGCATCCCTGTGATATTTCTTACTGTTCTTCTTATATCTGCAAGCATTGTCATTACATAAACTCTCTAGAAATAAATTGATATCTTTGCACCATTCTTCCTGTTCCTTTGACGTGATTTCCTTTCTCGTCAAGTAGATATCCATGAACAGGATACTGAGTATTTTGATTAATATGGCGAGCTACTGACAAAGGAATTTCTGCTTCTTCTCCATCCATAAACCACTTTGAAAAAAGAGGTTGGCCCTTATAAAGTTTACAAGCAATATAAGCATCCTGGCCTGGATTTTCTAAATTTTTAAAAACCCCTTTTACCATCCTGTCATCTTCTTTTTTCATTGCTTCTATTGACTCTTTATTTACAGGTTTT